TCTGCGGGCGTCTCACTTTTCAGCGTCCTTGCACGAGCTTCGGCAATACCTCTCTGTATGTCCTGACGGCTCTTATTCCAGTATACATGCTTCAATGATTCGCTGAATTGGAAGAAGTCCTTGCCGAGCTTATCTGGGTTTTCAGTAATCCAATCCCTGACCTCTGCATTGTACTGAGATAGCGAAAAGAATTGCTCTTGGCGGATTATGTTCTGTTCGTCCTTGAAAATGTCAGCAGCACTAACCTCCATACCCTCCGTTCCTTCAGATAAGAAATTAAGGAATGCACTTTCTTCGGCGAAGTCAACTATTAGCCTACCAGCTTCCGTATTGGCTCTGGAAAGCGATTCTGCCTGTGAGGATTTCAATGTGTCCGCTGCGGACTTTGCCAGTCTGCGATATGAGTCATCGTCCAAATTCTCAGCTGCATTAGCAAGGTCTTTATTGAATTCCGCTTTCGATATATTTCCACGCCATATATCCAGCGACTTAGTGTAAAGCTCGGCCTCTGTGATTCTGTTTGTGGTGGCGTTGCTATTGATAGCCTTTGCCCGCTTAGCTGAACTGTCCTTCAGGTCGAGCTTTTGTTTGCCGGTAAGGTTCGGCTGTGCGTCTATAAGTGCATTTATGCCGACAAGTTCGCCGTCGTTTATTTTATCATAGACATTTTCGCTTTCTTCTGACTGAGCAGCTTCGATCTGTAACTTATTCTCAGCGCGTCGATTAGAAACCCGCGTCTTCATAGCCGACTCGGAATCTTGCTTCTGATCGCCGGATATACCCTCGATTGCATTTATAGCATCGAACCCAGCATTAAGGTCGCCATCGGGATTATCCTCGGTGATCGTAGCCTCCCAAGCATTGAACCCAATACCGGAAACATTAGCAACAGTAACCTTGGATTGAGCAGCGTCGAATATGGCGTAATCCTCAGTTTGTTTTGCTCTTGCCGAACCCTCATCAACCAACCCACTCGAGATTGCGTTCTCCATGTTGGTATTGTATTTAGCCTTACCATCAATGGATAAGCTCTTAATATTATTCTCTTGAAGTTGATTGTAGGTAGCAAGTTGTTGTTTGGACTGTATGGCCTCCATCGAAGCTTGAGTCTGGAACCTGATCGAACCGAGATTCTTTTTATACCACCTTGCGTTACTTTCCTTAGCTCGCGGCATTGTCGAGGAATTCCCGGCGATCCTAATACCCTTAAGCATCTTATCTCGCTCGGTTTCAAGTTGCTGGAAACTTGCACCTGGATTGCTGGCAACGAAAACATCAAACTCGCCCATAGCGTCGTTAACAGTGCCTTGGAATATCGCTTCCTCGTTAGCAACACGCGTCTGCTCAAGGCGGTTAAATGAATCTCCGCCGAACTTAGCAAGTCCCTGGCCTAATGCCGCTTCGCCCGACCGATCTGCTAATTGCGTAGGAGGCTTTACCGCACCCGTCCGGCCTGGCGGTAACGCTGATCTGTCATGTAGTTTTATTTGTACTGCCATTGTCTACTCCGAAATTACGTTAGGATCAATGATTTTTGCTTTATCGGCTAATCTCTCTTTACCTTTGCTGTATATCGCAAACAAATATCGCCGTATTATAAGCCTTATCCACTGTTTTTGTGTGTACTGCGGAACCGCCTTGCTAAGATCACCAGGCTCGTTAGGATCTGGAAGCATAGGAATCGGTGCTACCTCCAGAAATCCAGCCGAAAACTCAGCAACCTTATCCGCCGGAATGACGATCGTAATCTCAACATCGCCAACTGCCGCAAATATGTTACCTATCAATGCCATCAGTAAAATTATGATTATTAGTTTTCTCATGTCGTTTCCTTAATTATCAACTAATACAATATCAAATGCCGCGATTACACCCATATCTGCTGTAGTCGAATCGCATCTTATTAAAATATCTGTTTTTTCTGGTATCCCTACCGGCACGCCATACTCGTATATCCAGAACTGCGAAGCGGTTGTCATCACTTCCACTTGCCCTTTGATTGCGAATACGCCAGTTGATCCATTATTTACCCTAGCTCGCCATGTGAACACTGACGCACCTGATGTTGTTGGGTTAGCTCTCGATCCTAAACCGACATAACCCTTGACGAAATAACCTGACTTGCCTGATGGCACTGTATATACCGCCTGCTGTGTCTGACCGTCCATTGCAGCGATAAATGTACCGGCAATAACAGTTGCGTCAATTTCAACGGTTATGTCACCTTCGTTCGCGGCTGACGATCCAGCATGAAGAACGCTTGACCTATAAAGCCTTACATACTGATTAAGCATAGCAACATCAGTCTGTCCGTTCAATATCACGGTTTCTGTGGTTATTGTCCAGATACCACTTGAGTCGCTCAATCCCTCAACGCTTATAACCCCCGCTCCGGTGTCGGCACTTGACGCAACCCTATAAGTATCGCCTGATTCATTAGGGAAGTTTCTCTTTTGTGGAAGTGCTGTTTGAGCAGTTGACCCGCTTGTCATTGCAGTATGAGTTAAGGTTGTAGCTGAAGTGACTTCGTTTACAGTTCCAAACTCACCATTCGTATCATTTATAACTATATCACCAACTGCCACGCCGTCACCAGTGAAGTTTGCACCAGTATCAATTAGCGTAGTAAGACTTCCGCCAGTTGCAGTACCCGAACTGACTAATACGCCTACATCGTCAACGTCAGTGCTTACAGCCTCTACAGTTTTATTTACGTTCGTGTCCCAGAAAGTGTATAACCCACCGCCTCCCCAAACGTCTTCCGGCCCACCATTCACCGATTCATTATGCCCATACTTGTTCATCTGAGAATGGCCGTAAACTTTACCCTTAGCCACTTCCAGCATAAAGTCAGTTGAGCCAATTCGTGACGCATAGCAATTAAAACTAATCGCCAATATTAAGATTAAATATAAAAGTTTTTTCATATTACCACCATTTCTCTGAAGTTTCGAAGGTTAATATTACCACATCTCCAGCATTAAGTCTCACATCTTCTGTTGAACCTAATATATTCTCTGCTGAGGTTATCGTTATTGTGCCTGTGCCTGAGTTGATTATCCTGAATGTCTGTCCATCAACGCCAGTAGGCAGGGTTACAGTGAATGTACCATTACAATACACTTGGTCATCTGTCACTAATATTGTCTGAGTTGCAGTGTAGCGAGAGGTGTTCTTTATCCGCCCTGACTCGCTCTTGACCACGCCTGCCACCTCAAGGGCGTAGGTCGGGGCTGTGGTGTCGCCTATGCGTTGCTTTTGCGTTACGTTTGTTACGGCATTTAGCCTGAGTGATTGTGCTGCTGGCGTTGAGGCCATCGTGCCAAATATGATTGAGTCTGTTGCCTCTGCTGCTGCCGAAGCCCTTGATTGCGTGTCCAGTATTAGCGTGTTAGATGCGGCTGTTTGTCGTAGACCAGCACGATAGCCAAGGAATAGGTTCTGGCTGCCGCTATTGAATAACCCAGACCCCCATCCAATCCCGACATTAGAATTTCCAGAAGTACCTTCAGATAACGCACTTGTACCAATCGCCACATTGTTGACAGCGGCGGTTATTTTACCTAACGCCCCCTTTCCTATAGCCATATTGCTAGTGCCTGTTGTCAGTGAGTTTAATGCGTTTTCTCCCACTCCAACATTAAGTGAGCCTGTTGTTATAGCAGTTCCTGATCGTCTACCAATGAGCATATTAGAGAGGCCATCGGTTATCATTGAGCCTGCTGACGTACCGATAGCAACATTATACACACCTTTACCTGACGAACTTCCATCAAGAGCCATAAGGGCATTAAACCCAATGCCTATATTATCTGTGGAATTGGAGGTTAAGGCGAAGTTACCAGCCCCCTCACCAATGAAAAGATTTCGCGAGCCGTAGCTGTGGTATCTTACCAAGCCTTGATAGATGTGGCCTAGCAGCGATGTGGTGGTTGGGACTGTAAGGTTGTCCGCTACAAAATCCCCATCAACAGTAACCTCGCCAAGCGTCCCGTCAAGGGTAATAAGGTCAGTGCCAAGCCCACCCAAAGCACTGATAGTACCGCCATCGGGGAGGGTCAAGTTGCCGGTTAGGGTGAGGTCATCGCCAATATTAGCTGATGTTATAACTGTCCCCGTCCTTGACCAATAGCCGAGAATGCCGCTCGTTGGTGGAGTTGATACCAGCTTCTTCAGGCTGTCAGTATAAACGCCAGAATCAGCAGTAAGGCTATTTACTATAATATCACCAGCGGTCAACGTGCCGGTTGTATCTAGGTTGTCGATTGTCAGATTAACATCACCACCAAGCATGATTAAGTCGCCAAGTGTCCAGTCCATGACGACGTTCTGGTTGTCTATGTCGCGGAAAATAGTGAGTAGTTCAGATCCGTCAGGACTGAGCAGGTGCATTTCGTCCTCGACTACTTCCCAACCTGCGAAAGTAATGCTTGTAAATAGCATCAAAAATAGTATTAGTTTTTTCATACGTTTATACTCCTTGCCAATAAGTCCCGGCTCGGTGTAGTTCCAGGACCAGGCAATTTTGAAGCAGCAAGACCTATCGACGCAGCACCCAAAAGACCTTGTGACAAAGCCTTGAATTTAGATTGCTTACGTTTAGTTTTGCCGATAGCACGCTCAAGAGTAGCACTGTTTATCAATGATTCAGATTCAACCCGGCCAGATTCAAGACCAAAACCAATATCCTTGGCAATATTAGCCTTTGTTTCGGCCTCAATCACGAGTGGAGAACCGACATTTATCCGGATTCCACTGGCCGCAGCAGCCCCTTTTTGTTCTGCGAGCAACCTACGTCCACGTTCGCCCTGTATCTTCGCCTTTTCGACACTGGCATCGCGTACCGCAACGGCGTTCTGTTCGTCAACATCAGCCCGGACATTAGCAATCTGCTCGGCTTGCTTGCCTTGCTGTATCGTGCTAGTGGCCTGCAATGCAGTTCCGGCGGCGGTAACTGCGAGTAATGTTTCAAGACCCATATATAAACCTACTTTCTAATTTTCATTTCGGGGATTATAGCACGAACGCCTAACGGAACTGGTTTACTTGACTGAAAGTAAGCTGTCGCTTTAGTCGTTCCGCCATAGACAAATACAAATCGCTTAGGTTTTCTTACGCTAGTATGGAACTCCTGGAACGCCGTGACGCTCGCGCCCTCAGTAAAGTTGACCGGAGTGAGATCGCTGTTCGCTCCATTGCCAAATTCGACATCCCCGGTTCGATAAAAATCTACGTGTAAAGCTATGATTTTCTTCTTGAGAACGTAGTCGGAGGGGTCAGCCCTGAGAGGCATTGTCTCAAGTTTAGCAGTAAACGGAAGCCCGGCAGCGACAACGGACGCTTCAATGTCAATAGTGATCGAACCCCCGGAAACAACCTCGCTTTCCTGAACTATCCCATCAGCGAACACAGCGACCGTAGAGCCGTTTAAGTGGTCGAGGCCGGTAAATGTCGCAGTAGCTGTCGAATCGTAACCCAGCCCACTGTCAACGAACCATGCGTCCTCCTGGTCGGTTCCCCAGTTGTTCGGCTGGAATTGTTCGATAAATGCCGCCGAACCGCCCCGATCAACCGTAACCCAGACCTCATCTTCGTCGCTACCAGAAATAACAGCTACGCTTTTGAAGTCACCTGCGGTTATCTGCTTTGTCCATGCGACAACTGACTGTGATTTGTCATATGTCAATGTTGCAATATCGCCATTACTGAGAACATTCCACAATATCGGGTTTGGCCTTAACTGGAAAGCTATGTCTACTATTCCGCTTTCCGTAATCTCAGGCGATAATATTGTCAGGTCCGGAGAAAGATACTTGTCAACCTGGAAGCTAAAGCCGAACTCTCTTACATTTCTTGCCCCTCGCTCAATGTAAATAACTGAATCCCCACCCAATACCGCCCTGAGAGCCGCCGAGCCATGCCGCGTTTGTTCTTGGTAATTGGGGGAAGTCGGAGTAACAGCTTTGCCCTGGTCGCCGTATTTGCCACATGAGCCGCTGGTTCCGATCAGGAGGTAATCCTGTGACAGTAACCATCGTATCGGGTTCTGTCCGGGGAGTGCTACGGTAAACGCCGATGTATCTAGCGTACCCTCAAGGAAGTTTGCGTAATCGTCCGGGTCGGTCTTGCCGAACCATATTGTTTGTGGGTAGCTAACTGATCCACCGAATACTAATCTTTGCTGATGAAAAGCAACTGTCGAAGGCCACCCTCTGAAATCTGACCAGTACCCCTCACGCCATTGCGTAGTTGCATCAGTTGATACAAGATCAGTCAAAACAGTGGCCGTCGCTACGGTACTGCTCGCAACTCCGGTAATTCGGACAACGCCCTTGCTTACATTGTCAGTGATAGTAAGCGTGTACGTTGGGGTTCCGCTGGAATACCCACTCATAACAACGCGGTAAATTGCTCCATCTTCTTCATTTTCGGCAGGGTTATCAAAGTCAATGTTAGTCAATGCCGTAAGAGCAGCCCGCCAGGAAGTGCCGCCGTTCGTGCTTCGCTGGAGCGTGATCGTGCCACCAGAGTTCCCGCTGGTCGTGAATCCATATCCTCCCGTAAAGAATGGACTCGATAAGGATGTTCCGTTAGCTGAGAATGTTCCTGTTACTGTAGAGCTTTCCCGCGTCTGGTTGATCGCCCAGATCGAGCCGATGTGACTTGTATTTGTCGAAGATTGAAATATCCCCGAGCTTGCTGTGAGCGTTATAGAGCCCGTTGTCCCTGAAGGTGTAATTGTAGTGGCCGTGTCGTTCTCAGGCAAGAATGGGCCTGTGGTGAAGTCTATGTCCTCAATAGTCCAGTCAGTGTGACTTGTTCGGCTTAATATCTGCGGAATGTCCGTACCGTTTGCAAAATACATCTCGTTATCGGTCTGAGCGTACTGGACACTGGGTAGTTCGGCAGTACTGTATGGCGTTACGATCTCAACAGGTAATGTCGGATCAAGTATCTGCCCGCCATCACGAAAGAACCGCATATACAGGTTGCCCGTTTCAAGGACATAAGCATCATCAGTTGAGTATTCAAAAGGCAATAACCGGGGATTGCCACTTTTGGCCGTTGCGATATACTTAGTTCCTGGTCGCTTAACTACTGGACCCTGAACCATGACGAACATATTTTCAACAGTGCGGCTAAGCGTTGTATATTTGGGAAAGTCAAACCGAGCCTCTATCGCCCAACCACCTTGGCCGCCAGTGAAACTAGTTATGGACGGATTGTACGCTATAGCGTTGCATGTAAATAATAATATGAGTATTAGTTTTTTAAGCATAGTATCTCGTTAGTATAGTATTCCGTATAAGCGTAATGTATTAGTTGCTCCGCCAGACTGATTAGCCACCACAGCCTCAATATTAGTCTCCGCTGCGTAGGACTTTTGTTTGACGGGAGTAGCATTTGGTATAGGTTGCAATATAACAGCGTCAAATTCCGCATCGAGATTACTTAGTGTTTGTGTTCCAAGGAAGTCTGTTTCTGCTCCATCTGCACCAATAGTAATTGTAGTTGTCGCACCAGCGTCCGCACCTGCTGTTATTATTGCCTTTGTGAGAACACATCTAACTCCTGTAGGTACATCGTAAAGGTCTGTTGTTGCATCAGCGTTAAACGCTATCGTAGTCGTAGATAGGAGTATCTCGGTATCTTCAAGAATTCCCTGCCTTAGATTACCTCTAGTTACAATCGTGCCAGTGCTTGAGTCTTGTATTTCGGCCCCAAGACTCGGTAAATTCAAGAAGAAGTTATTCTTTACTATTGCACCTGCACTGTCGTTAAATCTTATCCCAAAAGTAGTTGTGTCTATTATATTGTTGCTAATCATTACATCTGTTGATGTCCCGCTAACTAACATTGCTCTTACTGTGTCCCCAATCATCAGATTAGATTGAACGGTGACGTTCGTTCCATCCTGAACAGAAATACTTGATCCGTTGTCTGTGAATATATTGCCTTCTATTACAACATTGTCGGCTCCACTCAACATATCAATACCAGCTACCGTATAGTTTGATATGTGGTTGTTCGATAGCATTGATCTGTGTATCTTGTCATTTTGGCACTTTATCCCGACCCCAGCAACGCCACCTCCGTCGAGATGATTTCCAGAAACAATGCTATCATACATATCTGTTCCTAGATCAGATTCCAGAATAATCCCTGAACCTGATTTAGTGTAGCATGTATTATTAATAATCTTATTAGGATATGGCGACCTTGAGTAAAACCCAGCACCTATACCGCCTGATGCTACATTCCCTTCCATGCGACCATTATAAACGGCGCCATGAAAATCAAAAGATGCTGTGCCTAAATTTCCGGTGCTTTTGTTGTTCTGAAAAACAATATCCTTTGATAGATACTGACCTGACGCTGCTGTTATTTCATGCCTGCACCCGTTCACTTTATTATCTTGTACAGTTACATGTGCCCCGCCTACGTCTATCCCATAGTTTGCTGATTGACCAACTCTATAGCAGTCTCTAATGAAACAATTCTGAATAACTCCGTCGTGTATATGATTCAATATAATGCCGTGTTCGCATAAAGTAACAGGTTCAACATTCACTTCATCTATGACAAAATTAGTTAAACCCTCCATGTTGATAGCCCAATCAAGTGGATTATTGGGTACGAATTTTAACCCAAGTAATCTAAATCCATCTAGCGGAGCTATTTTCTTAACTGTGATCGATGCGGCTGTTGGTTCGAAAACGAACGAATCATAGAATGTTATTGTTGTCCCAGAGGCGGCTTTAACTATATGAGTTTCTCCAAGAAGAAAAAGATCCTTTATGACAGTAGAGGAATTAACAAATATAACATCGCCTACGCTAACTAATGTTGCATCATCGACGGTTAATGTTGTATCGCCCGCTGTCACGTCAGCCGTAACAGTCGCTGTACTGTCAACGAATGTGCTTGCCCTTTTAAGCATCTGAATATCGCCAACAGCGGCACTGTTATTTAGAGTGGCACCGTAAGCAGAAATAGTTAAATTAATCAAATCAGGTATAGTTAATGTGGCGGATGTAATATATTTCCCAGGAGGAAAATACAATGTCTGTCCATCGACAAGAGTGTTTAGTGCTGCTTGAATCGCTGCCGTATCGTCAATAGCGTCATCCGGAATAGCACCATAAGTCAAGTTGGTTATATTTATTACAGATACGCCCTGTAAAGTTGCCATAGCTTTTAACGCCGTTGTGTCGTCAAGCACAGTCCCCATGAAAGGGCTAACATTAGACGAAGACGGAGTAAGTGATGCAGTATAAGTCAGTTCCCCACTTGCATTAAAAAACGGATAAGAACTAGCCCTGTTTATAAGGCTCGGTATCGTCATGTCCAGCGTCAATGATTCACTTTCTCCTAAATGCCAAGACCTGTCTTTCCTGTCCTCCGCGTCTTGGATGGCACGAATAGCTTTATCAAGAGCCGCAACAATAGAAGTCGGCGTAATAGCACCTTGCGAGGTTTCCTGGCTAAGTTTAATCCTACGCACGATTTTAACCGTGAAAGTGTCAGCAAGGGCAGGCGTGATCGTAACCACACCGCCGTTGAGATAACTACCCCCGGTTGGTGCTATCGTATAAGCTGTACCTGACACCAAGGCCGCCTCTGGCTCGCCTGTCGAAGTCAATGGAGCGTAGACAAGAACATCGTCACTCGAATTGCATTTGAAAGTAAAAGTGAATGTAGTCGTTGAACCATTAGGAGAAAAAGACTGACGCACCGTTTCGCCATCAGACACCGTTCCAAATACAGGCATTACGAATAACAATAATATTACAATAAATAATTTCTTCATGGTATTTCCCTTTAAAGTGTTATCCCTCTGGTATCTTCACGGAACGGCAAGACCTTACTTCGGCCACCGCCCCAATCGTTTACGCTTCTTGCTGTGTTATTGAAGCCCATCTGGTTTGCTGCTTGAGCATTCGGCCTTACAACTTGTTCGTATTTAGCAAGCATAATATTACTCGCTTCCATATCCCTACCGATAACCGGAGCAACCTCTGATGCTAGCAATGTCGCTATGCAATCGATCATTTCTTCAGTGAATCCACCAGTTTTTGGTGTGTCAATAATCAACTCAACAAATGCACTGTCTCTGTCGGTATTACTTAAGGTGTTCGTCAGAAGCACTTTTCCGCTGCCAGCGACATCAGCCACCATTTCCCACTGATACTCTATCTGTGAACGAACCTGATACGGCCTTGGCTGTGTTCTGGCAGCAATGCGATTTTCATCAAACTGACTGACAACCTGAAGGCACTCTCCTGGTAAGGTGAAAGCAAAACACCATTCGCCTATTTCAGACGTTGTTTCCAATTGCGTACCCAGATCGAGAAACCTCACTGTGGAACGAAACGGAGCATTCTTTGTCGCAAGGTCTAATATTACCCTGCGTCTTATCCGGGGAAACGCCAGCTTGCACCATGACGAAACTTTGTCAGACCCGTTAATGTCGGGAATAAAAGCATTGCCGTCAAGAGCATCGCCAGCACCGCCAAGTTTTCCTAAAGCTAAATTGCATATGTCAGTTTCGGTCACGATATTTTCCTTGTATTTAAAGTAATAGCTGTTATAATGCGAAAAACTACGTTAATTAAAAGGACACAGTTATGGCTAAAAGCACCGAAGCCCAAAAAGAATACATGAAGAAGTACCATCGAAGCGAAAAGGGCAAAGCGTCCAGAAAGCGAAGCGAAAGCAAAGAGAGTCGGAAAAGCTACCTTTATGAGTTTCGACGAAGCGACAAAAACAAGGAGATACAGAAGGAATACAGCAGTAGCGTAAACGGCAAACTTTCCCGCAAGGGGATAACAGACAGGTATAGGGCTAAGTATCCCGGCAAAAGAAAGGCTAGGACCGCAGTACACAATGCTGTTGCTGCTGGAAAAATGCCTTGCATCAAAACCCTTGCATGTGATTGCGGCGAACAGGCACAACATTATCACCACAAAAGCTATGATAAAGCTAATTGGCTTAATGTAATTCCTGTTTGTAATAAATGTCACTATTCGTTGCATCATATCGACTCTGTTTAGTCTCCCATAAGGGTTATATTGCACAGGCCAGTAGATGCACCTGGATCGCCAGATAACAACGCACTTACCGTAACTGTTCCATTACACAGCACATGCAACGGCAAGTCTGTTGCTGATAGCGTCATGAATTGCTGAGCAACCGGAGCCGCACTTGTGGCTTCTGCTACCGCTTCGCCTGTAAACAACACTGAGCCTGTAGCTTTGTCGATCAATGAAACGGTTACGTTTACTGCGTTGGTCATATCGTTCATACCAACCATAATCTGTTTTACGGCCGCGTCTATGTTGACTTCTTCGGTCTGCGTGAGTCCACCTACGCCAACAGGGAAAGTCATCTGTGGCACTTGAATTCTGAACACTGAGCGTTTATTGTCTCTACCTACGCCTTGTCCCATGATAATACTCCTTAAGAAAAAAGGAGGTGAGCCGGAACCCACCTCATTGAATTTAGTCAATTTAGTTAGATTGCGCTATGCTAATCCAATCAATCGTCACTGTATTAACTGTAGTGATCTCGGCGAACGCACCGTAACAGATACCCATACCCGTACCATCAGGCAAAGAAGCTTCGGTCGTATGAGCAGTTCCGGCCACACCGTTAACGTAAGGAGTGACAACTTGGACAGCGCCCGTTAATACGCACTTAAAACCCAGCTTAACATACGTCCCATCAACAAGCCCAGTGACCGCACCTGCTGTTTTCTGTTCTGTCGATCCATCCGCTGTAATAAAACCAAGAGTAGCGGTTGTGTCGCCGTCTTCGTGATAGAATCCGATCTTGTCAACAACGTCATCAACCACACCAGACGGCATTATAGAAGTAAGTGTATCGGTCAGCCCGACATAGAACATGCCCTCTGCGTCTTGAGTGTGATCGATCCCGGCAAACGACACCCGAGCTTCAAACCAAATAGTCTTAGTGTCGGCAGGTATAAACGGAGTTGCACTATACATGACTGTCAGGCCATCGTCAGGAGACGCAAACGCTTCTGAACTTACAACCAAAGCACCTCCGTCCACTTCTGACTTTGTAGTCAACCCACTCGTTACTTCCGTTTGAATCCAATCGGCAATTTCAGTGGTAGATGTTCCTGTAAGGAATCCTGGTATCAAAGAACCAGCACCACCCCACCGGGTCGCATATGTATGGAAATCAAAGAAGCCAGCGGACGGGTCTTGCAATCCGATAGTCACAGGACAATCATTCCACAAAGTCGGACTCATGCCCCTATTGGCGTTTGTTCCAACCCCGTCAAGGATGTCTTCTACTTCCTCAATGAACCCTCGCAAGGGATCGTTGGCAGACTTAGAGAACGCAGTTCGGACATTCTTGTCGTAGAATGCCACGCCATACGTCATCTCTGCTAGATTAGTCGCTGTGAAACATACAAACAGCAACATAACAATTAAAAACTTTTTCATTAGATTACTCCTTAAAAGTAAATTAAAGGACGACCCGGGAAAGGTTAACCAGGCCGCCCAGTTTCATTAAGCGGGCAAGCCCACGTTAGAACGGATTACTTGCGTATTGTCCTTCGTCCGAGGTTGACTAGGAGACAACGCCGCATTGATCGAGATAGTTGCACCGGCGCTGATAGTGGAAATCAAGCCGAGATACAGATCGGTTACTGCTTCCTTAAGCTCACCAATCATCTGACCAACATTCACAGAGAGAATAGCCCTGTTGGTGTTCGCGATTTCTTCCGATTCAAAGTCTGTAATAGTCCTGGAAAGTATCTGGATATTAGTATCTAAAGTAGATTCTTCAGACAATACAAGCTGGAACTGGTAAGTATCAGACGAATCGCCAGTTGCGATAGTCTCTGTTTCTACCGACAACCACAAATCACCAAACCCAACGTCTTTAATGGCGCTAAGCTTAATAACATTTTCACTATCGGTCGTTGAACCCGACGTCAAGTCCTGAGCGGTGCTTAATACACCAAAAGCTTCAAGTATCATTATAATACTCCTTAATTGAACAATTTTAAATTAACGATTAAGTCAACTGAGTCTCACCATCGCCGATAGCGTGGTTAAGAGAATCAAGACGACGGATGATGATATTCGGGCCGATCATGGGAAGTTCGGTCTGATAGATGTTCTGGTCAGACGTGTGAACCTTCAATTTATCGTTGGCACCGAGAATCAACTGGGTATGAACGTCAGCATCACAATACAAGAACCACGTCTTGGACATTGTGGAACTGTGCTTGTTAGCTGCACGAATGACGTTGTTGATAAGATCCGCACCCGGCGTAGTAGTTCCGCCGACAGGGATATTAGCAATACGCTTAACAGCACGCTGGTCACGAATGACAAAGCCCTGCTGAAGCATGAATTCGATGATGATGTCCCAGCGACCTTCCGCAGCGTCAAGACTTGCAGCGGTTGGATCCTGGACAAACACTTCGCCTTTTTCGGTCATCTGGACACCAATCGTAGGATGATTAGGGTTATAAACAAGATGAACGCCATTGACGCCAGGCTGCATCAACCAAGCACTACGCAGATCAGAACCAGTACCGCCAGTGTCATAGGTGAACTCACTGTCGATAGAAGTGTAAGGTGCGCGACTTGCAAGGCCAACGATAGAATTCTGCGTTGGGTCTTGATCGTCTGGACCTGAAATAATGAGGTTAGACCACGACTGGCCCATGCTCTCGATATGATCGTCCTTTTCTTCGGAAACGAGCATCTGAGATACTTCCGGGCCTTCGGTTTCTAGTACGTCTTTCGGCGACTGGAATCTGCTACGGGTTGTAGCAAGTGCCTCGACGAACGGGGTGCGTTCACTCTTGGACGATCCCCATGTCCCGCCGATGTTAGTCAGCGTTGACGTAGGAAGTGCCGATGTTCTTGCTCCTGTATGGAACAATCCACCGTTAGACGGAAGTGCTGGCAAGTCAAACAGCAAATCGTTGCGTTCAACAAGCGTATTAGTTACTTCGACAGCACCGCCGTTCGGTGCTTTTAGTTTTTGTACGTCGAACAGATTTGATCTGCCCGTTAGAGCTAAAGTACTCATTATGAGTCTCCTGAAATAATATTATAATTAACATTTATTTCGGAGAAGTCGTCCGTTTCCGGGCTTCGCCTTGCAATTACCCCGCATAAGGGTGTCGTCTTTCCGACAGTCGCAAGGTGCAATCAATGATTACATCGTCTCGATTTATTCGTACTCTATGTTATTCCTACCAGCCGAGAATCTTCCCTGTGACTGGCATTTGCTGTGCTGCTGTCTTTGCTGCCGGTGGAGTGTCACCATGCTGGCCATTCTCCGTACTGCCTTCAGTAGCAAGCGGAGCAAAGGTGTCGATCATAAGTTTCCGCAATACTGGATTTGTAGCACCCTCGCCGTCTCTTAAGAACTCAGCGACGTTGTTAGCGTCTTCAGGCGAAAGCTTACAGTTGTTCTTCAATGCTGTATGCAACTTGACCGATTTGGCGTCCAGGGCTTCTACGGTTCCGAAATCTGCATGAGCAGTCAGTGAATCATTGCAGGCTTTAACTGCGATAGCATGATCCGCTTTCGACTTTTCATCGGCGGCGGTGTTCATTGTCTCGCCTTTGGCTGCGAAATACTCGCCCATAGGACCATTAAATAGTGCGGTCATCTTGCCGACTGACTCGGTTGATACTCCTTCATCAACAGCCCACTTCTTGATAACGCCGATCAGAGCATCGTCTACCTCGGCATCGTCGGCAAGGCCAGCCTTAAAGTTGACATCAGCAAACGATTCAAGGTCTTTTGGTATCGTCCGACCCAGCAGCTTGTTAGCTCCGGCTCTAAACTCAGACCTTACATTATCATCGGCCAGCTTATCCATAGACTCAGGGAACTTGTACGGCTTTCCCATTTGGCTCTTTAAATCCATGCCATCCAATGCAGCAGCTTCAAAAGAGTCAAACTTATCCATGTGCGTTTGCAACGCCACTCTATTATCGGCAGTTATTGCCGCGTGTTCGTTTGTTGAAATATCCATAATAGTTTACCTTTCAAGTAATGTTTCAGTTATTCTACGATTTCTTTGATTTGCTTTTCAATTGAGTCTGTTACTGTTTCAATGGGACTATCGCTGCAGTCATCCATCAAATCGCCTATTGTCCTTATTGGCATTACTGCGATCTTAATTGGTGCAGTTACGACCTTCGCTAAAAAATCTCCTAATCCCATAATATTATTCTTTCATATAATCAATAGTGATAACCGTAACCAGCATACCTTTTTTGGGTACGCATTGACGGTCGAAGTTTAGTTTGTTAATGCACCGGGGGTCGATCCGTTCAAGCCTCAAGAAGTCTGCAAGCTGTCCTTCGTCGTAATTACAGCGGGCAACGTGCATCGACCTGGCTTCTGTCATTTCGACAGTGCATTCGAGCGTTGCCGGTTTACCCTTGATAATGTAACCGCCACGGATAACCTGCTTTTTGGCTTTCTCGGCTGGCTTCACTGTTGACTGAGGCTTAATCAACTGGCACTGGCGTTCGAGTTCGGTAATGTCCGTAAACAATGCAATCCGTTCAGGTAACATGCCGATTTTTATAGCACGCTTGATTACGGGATGATCGCTTTCCGGGTCAAGCTTCGGAGCGGGTTCTTGCGTTGAGCCTTGGCCGATGGGTTTGCCGATGAGCGGAGAGGTGTCGCCAGCCTCGTCAACTGAGTCAGTAGCGTCCTTCAGCATGGAACACAACGTCTTATAATCATCAGTCGTTACAGCAATACCGAGTTCTTGTAGTTCTGCTTTGACTGCCTTTTTACTTTTATTCGCCATCTTAGTTTTCCTTAATTGTATTTTCTTTCAGTTCAATTATGCCACACTTTGTTTTAACAACATCAATCCTCATCTGTGCTAACTTGTAAACAATACCGACCACGGCAATCATCCCAGCGTAATACAACTTGTCAGGAGCATCTATTGATAAGTGAGCTATTGCCTGTATTACAAATAGTGTTGTTGTTAGTTTCTTGCTCATTTCATTGCCCTACGTTTAATATCCTCTGCGCCATTCGCCGGAGGAACTGGTTCTTTGTTTGCTTCTTGCCTGTCAACATACCTTGTGCCATAGTCTTGAAGAATGATTCCTCTTTGCCCTCGATGATCTTAAGCACATCGGCAAGCATATCATTATGCAGAATCCTATCTTCTTCAGTCTCGATCTTCGTAAATACCCGAGCGAGACGAACCGCCAAGAAGTTCGGACCTGCTGCCATGTATGCTCTTTGTATGGGGTTGCTCATTTCTTCTTACCCTTTTTATGAGACGTTTTCTTTTTCGTTCCGCCTGCCGCTTTGCGACCTCGCTTGTAGCCTATTCCTTTTGGCATTATCCGCTCCCTACAATAATTAGTTTGCGTTCAGGTACGATTACTTTCGGTTCCGGGTTTACTGCTGTCAATACAAAGGTGTTCGTTGCCGGATCAAACAGAGTCGTCAATGTCGCAGTGTCCGGCACTGCATCCATGTCGGCTTTAGATATATTCATCTTGCCGCCGTTATTGTCAATAATCTTCCATAAGACAGCGTTCGTCATCGCCTGCAAGTTCTCTTTGGTCTGGCGGCGTTCCTGTTTCTCTTGGCGCGTTATCTGTTTTGATGTTTTTGCTACCATTAAGCTACCCTACCTATCTGTATTTCTTCAACCTTTAAGTCTTTTTTGTTTCTTCCGCATTTGCATTTAGCGTTCGCATTGTCATTGTCAGCCCAAAACCCTTTCCCGCATATGCATCTCAATAATTTTACCCAACCACTCATTACACAGCCTCCTTCACTTGCTCGATTACGCTTGTTTCATCAACTGGACCCTGCAAAGCCTTACTTGCCTTCATAAGCTCGATCTGGTTTTCTTGCTGCAACTGTGCGGCTCTTTGTTCGTTAATCCCTGCAACAATCTCGTCGTATTCCTCAGTCGGTACAATCTCACTTGCCGGGAAGTCCACGGCCTCAAGCATCTTATCCATCGTGCCTTTCAGACGTAGACCATGCTTGAGGTCAGGTTCCATATCAAGCAAGCCAGATTCACGAACCAGGGCGATACCGGTAGTAATCGGTTCCAATGCCTGAGTAAGCTTCTGAGCCTGAGCAAGCGGACTGACAAAGGTTGGCTGAATACCAATCGTTACGACATTCTCCGTAGCGTTACTGAGGATTATATCGGTAATGTTCGCCATAGTATCAGGATCGAACGGCCCGCGACCTGCCCGAGCTTCAATGTCAACCATGCGAGCATCGGCAACAGACAAGTATTTGCTGTGAGTTTCAATAGCTGGACTGAGCAATGTAGCCTTTTCGCCTGCCATCTGGAATATCTGCGTAGCTGTTACCGGCTGTTTGTTCTGCCTGGCCAACTGCGAGAACATCTGAAACTTGTCAATAAAGAACCATCGCTGCAACGCTTCATCGTATATCTCGATTATCTCGCTCGGTATATTAAGGCTGCCAATAAGATCAAGAGACTTAGGAGGTCGATCATATTCCTGCTTTCCAACATACATTTGTCCCTCGGGCGAAAGGTGCATATTACCCTTCATCGTGTCCATCGCGATAACCGGAGGTCTATTCATCAACTGGGCATTCTCAAGCAAATTCTTATGAACCTGCTGAAGTCCCATATTGTCCCATATTGCGTACCATGCCGGAGTGCGGCTTGCAGCTTCCCACGGCTTCTTGTCAAAGTCCCAATTAACAAACGGCTGCGAGAAATAGCCCATATTGTCATTCAGGGGCTTATTCTTCTTGCTTGCGTCCTGGTCAGTGATTTCAAGGAAGTAAACAGATAACCAGGTCCAGTCACCGGCAGGCTTCTTGAATGCGTCATTGCCAGAACCATCCCATATCTGATCGTCAACCTTGAACACTGCCCGGTAAACCGTGAACTCCTGATTGAGCTTACCTGCCTTTAGTGCGTTGTTCACTGACATAGTGAGCTTTTCTGTAGCCTTGGTCCCGTCAGGATCGTCGCCGATAAAGGTGTCATGTATTTGTTTTGCAGTCCACTTCTTATCGCGGACTATACATCCATTAACCTCATTAAATTTGTCGTAGTAAAGACGGACGTTCTTATAATACTGAGGCATCCACATAGTCCGACCGGAAGATTCCACTGATTCGCCAAACATTACAGGGGAGCCGGTGGTTATTCCGTCAAGGGTAAACTGAGGCTGCACATCGTAGAAGTTAGATCGTTGATACACTTCGTTCATGTAGACCTTAACGTCCTGTAGCCAAATATCAAGCTCGTCAATAGTCCGGAGGCTGAATTGTTCCATCTGATAGCGGATCCAGACAATGTTCTTCGATACAAGATTACCCTGGAATCCAGTAGCCATACTCTTAGAATACCAAGCACCCGAGCCGTTATAGATGTTTTGACCCAGTAAGTCCATATCCTTGCCACCGCCACCAGTAGACCCGGAGTTAGTAGAACCCTCACTGTCATTCTCAGGCTGTTCGTCACTCCTGAATATGCGGATTATCTGCTCTCGGTTGGTGTTCAGGGTAGAATACTTACCCTCAAGCTCTTGCCATCGGTCAGTTATCCGGTCGTATAATGTTCTATCTTTCCATGCTACCATAGATTAAATCCCTAATAGTCCTGGTTTACCTAATACTGGCGTTCCAAAGTCCTTAGTCAGTAACGATGCTTTCCTTTGCCTATTCTTCTTGGCAGCTTCTGAGTCCTGCGGTAACGCCTCTGCTGTCTTTGTCTCATTTACTGCCGTTTGCTTGGGTAATTTCGGTTTCTTGCTAAATGCACCGCCAGCCGCCGCACCCGCCGCAATCCCGCCGCCCAACAATAACAATGTCGCTGTTTCAATACCCATTTGCCACCTCGTATATATCGTTAGTAATACCCGGAAACATTTCACTTGATACTGTCTTTTTGTAAACGCCGCCAATAAACTTCGCATACCTCGCGCCGTTGCATAAGTCAGACGGGATGCTGAACACGCCCCGACAACCCGGCAGTAATGATCTGAACTTCTTACAGAATGCCACTGTCGCCCTTGCGATTGTTATGACGGAGAACTCATTCGAATATATAGCCCACATATTCCATACATTGTTGTGTAAAATGGCACCACAACAGCCAACCGGCTTATCATCCTTGAAATACGTAAACGCATTACCCTGCATTTCTGCATGTTCGGCGAGGCCCTCAGTTATTATAGTACCCCTTGAATCAGACTCGACAATGTTTAATCTTATCTGCATCAGGTCTGCTTTATGTAGTTTGCGGATTCCGGTCATTATGAAATCGCCTTTCCTGTTGAATGCGTAGGGTTTATACCGGTTCGTCGTCTCTGTCCGAGGAATACTACTCGCCAGCCGCAGATAAGCCTGTAAGTCTTCGTATGCCCTGCTCGCTCCGAAAACAGCATAGGTGTTCGCTTAATAGAAAACCCTCGACCAAACAAGCGAACCCAGAAGACATCTTTACTTACATTATGATCACTCTCTTTGATTAGCCATAAAACCAACACTACCGCTATCAATACCCGCTGAATCGGTGTGAATGGCTCAGGATAGAACACTAAAACGGCAGCATAGGCCATTTCTAGCATTCCTATCGCGTTTATAGATTTATTCATCGCATCCCCCGCCTTAATACGTTGTTATTGTAAGCACCACCGCCAGCACCAACAAGGACGCTGTTAATGCGATTAGCCTGGCCGCCTGTGTCAATATTGCCGATCAGCGACCGTGTGCGCCCGAGCCGTTTGCCACCGATCGATTCTTCAACCCAAACCATACCGAGTCCCTGGAAAGCATCTGAGTCGTCCGCAGACCAATCATCGACCGGCTTATCTGAATACTTCTTTTTGTCATCATCCCACTCATAGCGGTAGAATCCAAGAGACTTCGTAAGTCCCGTTGTTTTCTTCGCCTCAAAGAATACATGCGGAAAGATCATCCTTGCCGCTTCGATACTATCACCTTTTGCCTTACATCGATCCACTTGCTGTACCTTGCCAACCCCCAGCAATTGCTCAACTGTATCAAACAAAGGCTCGGCGGTAACTGCGTTGCGTTTGGCTGCGTCATGCGGTAAATAGTGCATTTCGTATACATAAGGCTTATCTTTAACAATCTTGCAATGATAAGTAATGCCCCGATTAGCTTTTTGATGATGGTCTATTATTCGCACCTCGGCGCCGATAAACTGCACAAATAGAACAACTGTCGGGTGCCCAATGCCTAAATCCCAGAACGTATAAACAGGCACGCTCTCTTGGTATGGGAGGAAACAGACCCGGCCTTCTGATCTTGCTTGTTCAAGTTCTTCGGCAAATACCGCACCTTCGACGGCTTGTTCGAATGCTTCAGCCGGATAACTTGGGTGTTCACGCTTCATAAGTCGACCAAGACCGTTCGCGCCGTCACGCTTTAACGCATACCATGCCTTTTGTCCCTCGGTCAGTTCGACATTACGCTTCTCGCTAAGCTCTAAGAAGTACCGTTTAAGCTCATCAGATACAGTAATGCCCGCTGGTTCGGTCGTATTCTTCGGGTCGTCATGCCAGGCAAAGAAATGGAACCGGCTCTGCATCTTGTTTAATTCCAGTCCGCCTGCCTTTTCACTGGCAGTATCAGCCTGGGACTGAATGCAAGCATCGTAAAAGTCACCAGCCCCGCCCTCGGCAGTGCTTTCGTCAAAGAAATACGATCCTTCGTGAAGTGCCGGCAGTGTACCAGTGAGAAGCTCTATTGCTTTTTGTGGGAACTTAGCGCACATCTTACCGCGTTCAGATACATGCAGAAAACGCAAGGTGCTTGATCTCATGGACATAGCAACGCGAATCCCGCTATTATTCCCGAATCTCAACTCGTTAGCGTTGGACTTGAGCAGGGGTATTCTATCGCGGATCATCTTTGGGAGGTTGTCGTAGGGATATTTTACTTTTGTTGCGAATATCTTTTGAACGGCTTCTTTGGTGTGGGCTATGATACCAGCTTCGATATTGTCATTGAATAAACACATGTCCAGGCCGATGATGTCGATTAGCGTGCTGAATCCATGCTGCCGGCTCTTAAGGATCTCGTTCCAATACCACATTTCATCATAAAACTTGTTCTGAGCATAACGCATCTTAAACTTAACACGCTCTGACTTCTCATTGATAACCCAATAAAGGTTGTTGAGACGCCAGAAAGGATCATTAAGATTCTTCACAAGCTCAGGTGGTAGTGTTTGTTTATATCCCATTTAGTTCGTTTCTATCGAATCCTGCGAGTTTACACTTTATTTTTAGTTTTAATCGGAAGGCAGGCACCAACGCCGCCTATTTCCTTCATCAGAATAGCCAAGTCATCGGTTATGCCGTGATCGACTTCGCACTTGTCCGCCTGGTTAAGTTCATTCTTACCTAGGAAGATCAATAACGCTGGATTACCCTTCTTAGCGGCTGCATTCTGCATCTTTCGCAGGTTATTCTTTCGCTCACACCTTTTCTTTGTTAATTGTTTCCCGAAACGCCTTACAATCGATTCATGCGGTATATCCATAATCGTTGCTATTGTGTTATTCTGGCATCCATTAAGTGCTAATGTGTTCATTTTCTTTATTTGTGCAGGGGTAAATACTGTCTTGGGTCTACCTGTCTTCTTGGCTGTTTTCTTTTTAGCGGTCTTTTTAGCCATTCGGTAAAGCCTTTTCCAGTTTAAACAGTGCTTGTTCTGTTTCTGCGATTGCTTGCTTTAGTTCTGTGTCTTGCGTTCCCTCGAATGCGATCATCCCGCCTTTGAGGTGTTCGATCTGGCTTTTCAAGTTTCCAATTCGATCATCCATATATTTACATAATACACCATTGGGGAGAAAATGCAACATATATTTCTGGAAATGATGTATTTTTACCACATTTATTTATCTCTGCGCATTAAAAAAGCCCCCAGCTTATCACCGAGGGCCTATATTTGATTAAATGCAAATTGTTTCTTTATTTCATGTCAGTGGTTTTGCCAACGCAAGTAAGGGTCATCTTCGGTTTCTTCTGGTACGTGATAACCTGGAGCTTTCTTTGGTTCTTCGGCCTTCACTTTCTTTATCACACCAAAACCGTATTTTCCTACGCACAGTCCGCTAAAATTCACCTTTAATGGGAACCTAGCGAAGTCTAACAGGTTGAACTTCCAGAATATCGGGCCTCTAATCATGCTCTGTTCTCCTTTATATTGGGTTATTACTGCACCTTTTCTATGGTTATCTCGTCATCTCTCAGCCAGTCATCCATTATAGACGGGTCTTCGGATATGCTGGCCTTGTCGTATTCCATCATTTCTTCTTCTGTAAAGACACCCTCTGGATAATTATCTGAGTCCACCTCTATTATAGCTGTGGATTGCCTGGTTACTTTTATTTTAAACTTCATGTCTTACTTCCTTTCTTGTGTACTATTTATGTTCTATCTTTACCGAGTCTAAAACCATGCATATTACAAGGTTACGGCCAATTGTTATTCTGGGAAATTAAGTCTTGCAAATTCGCCAAAATACTTTATAGCTGCTGTATCGTAAGCCTTGGCTGCCTTGATTAAGCAAAAAAAAGAACCAAGACTGATATATTTGCCGTTTAACCAAATACTTGACCGCCACATATTAGATGCTTTACGAAAACACACCCCTTTGTAACCACTCTTATTTGTAGACTTAATACCTCTATTCCATGAGTTCTGTTGTGTAGTAACTAACCTCAAGTTAGATCGCTGGTTATTAAGACCGTTGCCATCTATATGGTCAACTTCCATTCCATCAGGGGCGTTAAGTATAACTCTGTGCATCGGAACTCTTTTTCCATCAATACGGGCAGTGACATATATGGTCTTACTGTTCCTGCTGTAGTTTGATGCAGACCACCTGCATTTACAATCCATAAGGGATTTAAAATCAGAATCATCTACCATGGTGATTGCGTCTGGGTGTTTTTGCGTGCTTACGTCAATTTGTTTCATGGGTCAAGTCCATAGAAAAACCCGCTCACAAGGGACTTGACTACCTCGTTTGCGGGTTATCTTAAAATTTATATATAGTGTCAAGTCTATCATAGTTCGTTCATTTTAGCATGAAGCCTATTAGGAATCAAGTAAAATCTTTCTATTAAGTGAAAATAGTTATCTGTCCCTACCGTTAGCTCTTTGGAGGATGGTCTAGTCTGAACTCTTAGAACTGCTTGACGAACTGCTTTTGATCAATGCTCCACACAGGAACGTCAAACACCAAGCCTTGCCCCATGTAAGGACAGGTAATGAGAATATATAAGGCATGGTAGCGTTCCATGTCCACTTGACAGGGAATGCGAATAAAAGAGAGAATCCGCCTATTGTGAATAATAACGCTGCTATCACTCCGATTACTGCTGCTGCTGCTAATAATGCTTTCATAATTAACTCCAATAAAAAAGCCCAATCCCGGCAACCTTCACATTACCGTTATTGAGCTTAATTTCAAATTCTATTGTTGTGAAGGAATTCATTGTTTATTTACTTTTAAAGGCTACTTCATGTTAGTCTCCTTAGATTTAATAGAGCTTTGACTGATTTGGGTCAAATTGTTCTTCTCTGTAAAGCCAAAGTATACAGTACGGATCGAAGTAAGTCAAATAAAAAATAAAATAAAAGTTTGCCTGAATATCTCACAGGCGGGAATATCACGGCTTGAGCTATAATCTTGCCACCGGATCAATCACTGCATATCAATACTATACCACATTGCAGCGATAAGTCAAGCAACTTACAAAGATAATTTGTTGGTTCGTTCAAAAGGTGAATGAGTGGGTTTATTTATCGGAATAACACTATCCTGCTAACTTTACCATGTTTTAACACTATCCTGCTGACATTCACCAATTTCGGGTTTTTCTGTTGGCGATTCTTATTTTATGCCCGATACTATATTCAGAAGCAACGAACGTAAATTTTATTATTCTTTTAGGAACTGGGATTATGACAACACAAACAAAATGGGTCACACAAGAAGAAGCTGAGGGGAATATTGGAATATACCCTGAGTCCAGCAATGATTGTATATCAGTTGTCTGGGGTTGCGAAAGTAACGCCGATGCCCACGCCGCTCTGATTGCCTCCGCTCCTGAATTACTGACAGCATTGAAAGCGGCAAGAACTGGTCTTGTGTTGATTCAGAACAATGTCCGTGATTCAGTTAAGATCGACCCTAACTGGGATGGTATGGTAGAAATGATAGACACTTACATAGCAAGAAGCGACAAAGCTATCGTCACAGCAGAAAAGAACTAAACCAGTTCCAGGCCCTCCCCTTTCCTGCGTAGGGATCGGGCGGGGGCTTTAATTTACTTTTTAAGGACACGAAACATGATGAAATTTCAAGCGGTACGAAAGCACAATAAAGTCCCGGTGATGACTGGGATCGGCAAAAAAAAGAAAATAGCGACGTTTATCTGCTATATTGACCCATTCAGTCGGCTTGGTACAAGGCTAGTTCCTCGCGGCGAGATTATCGTATGCAAGATAAAGGGGGTTCCTGGTCCGACATTCAGTGCCGGAGGCAAAACAATAGAACGTCCCCGGCAGTTATTCACTCGGTTCTTCGATTTCTATGAGGTGGCAAAATGATAATGATACTCGAAGAAAAGCATCTGTCGATACTCAATCACACTGAAACGAGGGCTGCAAATAGACATTTCCACGGAAACCCGGACGGAATGTCTGATCTCGTGGATGCTGGGTTAATGAAATTGATCGGGAACCCTTCGCCAATTTTCCCAGACAAAATATTCACTATTACCGAAGAGGGTAGTAAGCGACTTAGCCGAATTAAGAACGCCGTAGCTTAAAATCAAGCTTGCAAGGGTTATTGGAAGACTAGAATAAGCAGTAATTTAATAGGGAGATAGAAGCAATGATAATCAGGATAGTCTACAAGGCCAGTAAAGGTTCATGGTTTTGGATTCTTGAGACCGACCGTGGGAATGCAGTGTGTATCAGTAGTAATTCTTGCTCTATGGATGGCGGGTACACAAGAAAAACAGGGGCGGTTAAGGCGGCTTGGAGATTTATTGACCGCAATTTTGATTCAAATATTCGTCTCAAGATGTACTTGAGCTTTACCGGCATACTTATCGGCAATAGGAATTAACCAGCCCCACACGGGCTATAAAGGAGAATAAGAAGTGCTTAGATTAAACGGACTCCTCCCTGAAGACGTAGACTACAGGATCGCTCAAAGGGCATTGCTCGAAGACTTACTGTATTACACAGAGAAGTTTTCAATGCGAAAAAGAGTGATGATGCGAATGAGGTTCCGGGATGGTTACACTTATTCGGAGATCGGAGCTGCTTTCGGGTTTTCAGATACCAAAGCCAAACGTCAAATCGTGGCATTATGCAAAATTGCGGCGACAAACAAAGAAAAAGACTGTTGTAGTATGAAAGGTAATCCAGCATGAAACCACTGAAAGCCATAAAATCACTAATTTCCGGACTTCTCGCTACAGTTTCCCCGAAGAACTTCGCCGATTGTGGCGTAAAGGTTGACGTGTCCCCAGACGATGACAGGGCGCCTGATGATAAATTGCTCGTAGAGGCTCATGGTATTATGACTAAAGCTGCCGCAACTATAGTAAGTCTCGAAAAGAAGCTCACCGCCGCTACTGATGCTCTCATGCAGATTGAATGCTTGACGCAAGGTGCAAGAAGCACAGAATCGGTTATGAAACATACTGGCGTAAAAACAGAGCTTATCTGTAAAGCGAACATACTTTCACAGGACGCTCGGCGGGCAACTCAGGCATAAACTAAAACAGTATTTTAATGGAGATTGACATGGACAATGAAATGATCAAAGCGTTAAAAGAAAACAGATTACCAGTTTGTTATATGAGTGAAGACTTGCGAACTACTATGCTTTCGATGGATAAGAGGCTGTTTAGGCTTTTGATAGATACTAGCTCTTGTCACGTTCCAGGGTGGAGATACCTACCTAAAACTGCAAGCCGGGCATGGGGAAACGTAAGCGGGAATTACATCTATACGCTTATTCCTGATTACGCCGAGAAGCCGAAGGTGGTGGAGTGTCAAGTTGAAGAAAGGGACGGGGAATTAAAGTACGAATACAATACAGACTCGCAGATTTACATGCTACTAATGCAGGCGGTTAACGATCTTGACTTCATCGGCTTTAAGTACGATGACGACAGGATCGAAAACGAAAATCACCGGCTTTGTCCGTCACCGAGGTTATATATGGACAAAGCTTCTGGGCTTACATTTCTGAATATAGACTTTAAGTACCTAGCTGACTACGAAGTCCTCACTCCCACCGCCGTACTGTTCAAGGCATAAACTAAAATAAAGAATATTAGTAGTAAATTAGTAGTTGGAGAAATGCAATGAGCTTGATAGATGATATTGACGAAATGATTGAAATCTGCGACAAAATAATTGGCTCAAAATACGATTCACTTTCAATGGACTGTTTCGGTAAGCCTTACAGTGAGCTTGAAGCAGATGAACAAATAACAATTAGAGATATTTTTGACGAGAGGAACGAGTAATTATGAGTACCGAACTAATAGTATTTAAAGAATTTGAAGCAAATCTGGCAGGACTTGAAGAATCTAACGCAAGTATGGAATTTGAGAACACGCCGGACGGCATAGCAGAACGCCGGGCATGGTACAAAACGCTCCGTAAGGGGACTAATGCACTTGACAAACTCCGTAAGGAAACAGGTGCGGACTACTTGAGGCTTAAGCGTGAGGTTGACGCCGAAGCTAAGGGTATTCAGGTTCGTTTGGATGCTATGGAGATACCGCACAAAATCGTGCTTGACGAGATCAAGGCTGCTGAAGATAAAGAGATCGCCGATCTCGCTGAAAAGAACCGGCTTGCTGCTGAAATCGAAGTTGACGAGCGAATGGCGTATCTTGAAAACGGCGAAAGAAAATTGAAAGCTGCCGAAGATAAGATTGCCGAGGAAGCCGCCGCACTCAAAGCCACTGCTGACCGAATTGAGCGAGAAACGAAAGCTGCCGCAATTACAGCCTCGGCAGTCAAAGAAGCCGTTAAGGAGTCAGTGCAGGTCACTATAACCAGCGAAACTGCGAAGACTCACGAAGCCAACGGCATCCGCATCGCCAAAGAGCTTGAAGAAAAGAACAAACAGGATGAACTTGACGAAAAAGAGCGGTTACGGGTTGCTGATGTTGAGCATCAAAACAAAATCCAAGGCGAGATTTACAGGAAATTAAGGCTTTATGTTGATCCTAACACAACACAGAGCATTCTTGACGCTATCGTTGCTGGCGAAATCCCACATATCGAAATTATTTACTAATATTACTTGACTTTCACCCGAAATAGGTTATTATTATGTTATGCGACGTAGTACCACAAAATCAAAAGAAGTCATCCAGGGGCAATCCGGGCTCGCGCCCTTCCTGCGTCGCAACCCTGGGTGGCTCTTATTTTGGGAGTCATACCATGAAAAAAATACCACTCACTAAAGGACTGTCAGCGATAGTAGATGATGCCGACTACGAAGAACTAAGCCGCCATAAATGGTACGCTATGAAAAACACCTACGGCGGCTTTCTGGCTAGAAGATCTACTTTTATAGACGGAAAACATGGCAAAGTATGGATGCACCGTTTTTTGTTGGGCCTTAAAAAAGGAGATAATATGGTTGGGGATCACATCAATCACAATACGCTTGATAATAGAAGATTTAATCTCCGCAAATGCACCCAAGGACAAAACCTTTGCAATATGAGTCCGAACAAAAACACAAGCTCTCAATACAAGGGCGTTAGCTTTAATAAACAATGCCGTAAATGGGACGCCAGAATCAGTAAGAATGGCGTGCAGCATTGTTTGCAGTTATTTGAAACAGAGGAACTTGCGGCACTTGCTTACAACGAAAAAGCAAAAGAGTTACATGGCGAATTCGCGCATTTAAATAAAATCAATTAGGAGTTATAAAATGGAAACAAAGTACCCAGTCACGCATCATATGAAGCAGGGAAGCGAACTCTGGCATAATATTAAGCGAGGTAAGATAAGTTCCTCAAACTTTCACATAGCAATCAGTACCGGCAAGGGCCGAAAAGACCTGCTGAAAACTCTACGTAATGAGCGAATGGGCGTAATTAGCTTAGATCGCTTCATTAGCGAGCCTATGAAACGTGGGACCGAGATGGAGCCTGAAGCCCGTGAATTCTACGAGAAATTAAACGGCTGCGAAGTCAAGCAAGTCGGCTTTATTGAAATGAGCGAATATATAGGTACAAGCACTGATGGCCTCCTGAATGACGATGGTGTACTGGAAATAAAAAACCCGAACTCATCAACTCACCTGGATTGGATTTTCGCCAACAAACTACCGATGACTCACAGGCATCAAGTGCAGGGCGGTTTATGGGTCACTGGTCGGCAATACTGCGATTTTGTGAGCTATGACCCAAGAGTTACCAAGAAACCGTATTGGTGCATCAGGGTCGAACGTGACGAAACTATTATCGCTGAATTAGATGTCAAGCTCGGCAAATTCGTTAATGAACTGAAAATGATAATGGCCCAAATTGAAGGCCCGAAATTTTAGGAGATTTACCGTGGAACAAGAACTAGTAGACAAGCAGACGGAAGTAAATGAATTGGAAGTATCGATCCCGAAACCGCAGGCGTTGGCCATAAACCCAGACGCACCGCTGATGGTTCAGGTCATGCAGGCTGTAGCTTCTGGTATCAAAATAGACACCGATACCATAAAAGCGATGCAGGATATAGTCCGACAAGAAAAAGACGATGCCGCAAAGCTGGCTTTTGCTACCAATTTTACTCTAGCACAGGCTGGTATAGGCGGTGTTGTAAAGACAAGGAAAAATAAACAAACGGATAGTATGTATGCCGGGCTTGATGATGTTATTGAAATGTCAAAGGCCGTATGCTCTAAACATAATTTTTCGGTTACTTTCTCTGAAGGCTCGACCGAGGCTAAGGAGCATATCCGAATAATCGCTACCGTCTTACATAAAGATGGACATAAGGAACTGTATCATTATGACGTTCCTCTTGGCGGAAAAGGCATAAAGGGCGTTGTTAATATGACAGCGATCCACGCCAAAGCTACTTCTGTGTCGTATGGCCAGAGATATTTACTGTGTATGATCTGGAATATCCCCACAAAAGACAATGACGGCAATAGCGGCAATCCTGGTAACACCGACAAGCCCGGGCCTACTGTTGAACCACCAAACGAAAAAGAAACAGAAGTCTTGCAGTTAATCGCTGATAAAATCCCGCCAAAAGATGGGTATGTCGTTAGCTTGCGGAAAATAGGAGCTCTTTGTTTCGCTTCGTACAGTAAGTACCCTTACGATTTAACCGCTGTGACTGCTATCGCTGAATGGATCACGACTTCCCATCAAGATTCGCAGGTATATAACGACATAAGATAAAACAAATCAGATGGCTCGCGTGAGTCATCGACCCGGCGGTCTGGTAATCTTCGCCGACTCGCCTGACCGTCGGGCATTTTAAAATAACCGGCTGAGACATAAAGGCACGATGCCTGACTCTACCAGCCAAGTAACTATCTCCATTGCGGTCGAGGGATTGACTGCTTTGGGGGTTTTAATTAACTTTATAGGAGAAGTATTATGGCACGACAAACATTCAAAGGCGGCTCTGTATTGATGACCGGCGATGACATGATGGCTGCTCTTGAAGCGGCGTATAATAGACGCGGTTTGTATGAAACAGAATGCTCTTATTGTATACATGAAGATTCCAGCGATGCTGAGTATGATGAATTTTGCGAAGGTTGTTCAATTTCAGATACCGACCTTAGTTGCAGTTGTCATATAAACCCGCCATGCAGTAAGTGCGTAGAGTCTGCTTTTGAGCCGTCTTCTAATTTGGTGAATTACCAGCAACACAAAAACGGCAAAAAGAAATGGGAATGCTTTAAGGCGGATAAAGAAGTTTGCGATAAGCTACAGTTGATTGAAGATGCAAAGCTTGAGTTGTCCGCTGAAATACTCACGACCGGGGAAGTTGCTATTTACATTGACGATGGAATAGACTTCGGCAATAACGAAGCTATCGAGATATGTGAGCGAGTAAAGTACAAGCAAGTAATGTGTAAAATGATAATGGACTACTCAATACAGTCCACGGTAGTTTAATAACCTTTATAGGAGAATAAGAAGATGAGCGATAAAGAAATAACAGATTGCCCTTTTTGCGGTAGCGAAAATGTCAAAGCTATACTGCTTGGCGGGTTCTTTAAATGTTCCTGCGAGATGTGTGACTCAAGTAGCTGCTTATGTACAACTGAAAATATAGCTATTCAAGCGTGGAACGGACGTGTTAATCCTCTCGATAAACCTAGAGGATTCGATGTTGACCACCTGTATGAAGTAGACGCCACCCACACCGACCCCGTCCAGCAAGAAACAGCCACCTGCCTGAAGTACCGACAGCGGGCAAGGGAGGCGGAGGCGGCGTTGAAGGAATGTCAAGCTAAATTAGACGTGGCTACGAAAGCGGCATGGACTGAAAAAGGAGATAAGCCATGAGAAAAACAATACTTCTGATCATAATAATAATCGCATCGGCATACACAGGTGCATATCTCGGGCCTGAAAAGCTGAATAAGGCTGGCTCTATCGCAGTGAGTGAATCTATCAAGTGCGTTAAGGTTGGCTGTAATTATATCAAAACTCAATGGGAGAAACCAGAATGAAACCGAAACATTTAAAGCCTGAAATGGCACTGGCTGTACTTGAGGATCGTAAAAAGCAAACGAGAATGCCAGTTCCAGGACTTGAGGGGGAATGGATATACTCTGGCCCCAACTGCAACGGCGATCACTTATTTGTCGCAACTGATTGGCAGCAACGCAAGATAGATGTCTCTGACTGCACTGTGATACGCAAACCTAAGTACAAAATCGGGGACGTACTCTATATCCGCGAGCGGGCAAGATTGATCGATGTAAAAAATGGTGGGGAGTTTTGCGAAGACAGCACTGTCAAGTGGCTAGTAAGATATAAATATGAAGCCGACGGGATAGAAACCGACTGGATTTACAAGCCCAGAAGAATAAAGCACCACGAGGTAGGCACTTGCTGTTCAAACGGTTGCTTCCGCGAGCTTGCCCGGATATTTGTTAAGATTACAGGGGTTCGGGTGGAATGGTCTGAGGACATGACCGAAGCCGATTGCATTGCAGAGGGCGTAAGGAAAGTATCAAAAGACGCAGAGATTTATAAGTATTGCATTTACGATCATGGCGACTACAGTTCTGTGCCGTGGTGTGATATGCCGCGATCTCCGAGGCCGGTTTTCGATAAGATGTGGGATTCGTGCTACCCGAAACTAAAAGGGAAACCGCACTGGCGATTTGTTTTTGACTTTAAGAGGATTGCGAAACCATGAGCAAACTAACAAGAGAAGCAAAGCATAGGAAATGCACGGTAATGTCTAACGTATGCAATAGAAACCCAGAGACGACCGTATTGGCCCATTTGAACATGAGAGCTGTGTTTCGCTGCGGTATGGGCCAAAAACCCCCTGACTGGGCCGGTGCGTGGGCATGTAACCCTTGCCATGACCTCCTGGATGGTAGGGTCAAGAGTGACGATTACACGGCAGAGGAAATCGAAAACATGCACTTGATGGGCATGGTTCGGACACTGAAAATCTTAGATGACGAGGAAAAGCTACCATGGATTGCATAGGCATCAAGAAAAACGGCAAGCCAAACTTCCCCCCTGCTATTCAAAGGCAATGGCAAGAGAAGTGGGCTAAGGTCAAAGAAGGCCAGCACTTCAAATGGTCGCTGACTATACCGAATAACGGCAAGTCTCAGGCACAGCTTGGATTGATCTTCGGAAACCTAATCGCCAACGCAGTAGAGCAGGCAAACGAGAAGCATGTAACCACCGAGCAGATGATGATATTCTTACTAAACGACGCGATGAACAATGAATCCAATGGCGTTCCCGTGGATAAGGATTTCTTGCATTCGTTTATGTATGTAATCTGCCCGACATTTAGCGACGATGGCGAGCCTATAACGCTTAGAGATATGGATAAGCAGCAGGCCAGCCGGTTATTTACAGTAGTGCAGACGTTTTTAGCTAGACCAGGAATTGAGATCATTATCGACGATCCGCCTGAATTAGAAACCAAATAACTTTTAAGGAGCATGACATGGAATGGAAATTTCGCGGGAAAGTAATAAGCGGCGAGCAAAAAAAGAACACGTGGGCATACGGTTATTATTCAAAAGAATGGTCCCGTGATTCAGCAGGCGGTAGTTCGATACGGCATTATATTTACTGTTTTGATAGCCAAAAGAAACTGAGAGTCAATGGCGAGTCAGTAGGCTTATGTACGGGGCTTAAGTGTAAGAATGGAGTTGATATATACGAGGGCGATATAGTTAAAGCTCCAGCGTATTTTGATGGCAATAGAGAACTTTGCTTCAATAAACTAATGGCCATTGCAACTGTCGACAAGGATGGGTCGCATCGCATCGACTTGTTAATGCTGGACTTATTGGAAGTAGTTGGCTCAACCACCGACACCCCGGAACTCCTGGAGTCAAAATGAGCAATGCAAGAACAATGGAACTCTGTAAAACCTGCACAAAGACCGAAAAAGAGGGCAAAACCCTAATCTGCACCCCAAGAGGCAAGCCCTGTACTGTTCATGTTAGCGATACTAGAGAGGGCTGTGTGAACTATGAAGCCCGACCAGAACTATAATAATACTTTTATGAAAGGATTGAAAGATGAAGTATAGCACAAAAAGAAGTTTGCCGGGGAAAGTTAAGCCTCAGATAGTTGGCGAGCAGATCGAGAAACTCAAAGCAAGGTTTGGGCATATAACCCCTGATATGCTCGTTAAAGAAGCTACCAAGAAAAGGTCACCTCTACATGGCTGCTTTACATGGGATGACAAAAAGGCCGGCGTATTACGACGATTAGACGAAGCTCGTTACTTGCTCCGCATGATTACCGTGGAAGTCGAAACAGAAGACGATCCTATTGTTACGAGGGCGTTCGTGTCGGTGACCGAGGAGTCAATTTATACCACGATAGAATCAGCACTCGCCGATGATGACATGCGAGAAAGCCTGTTGAATCAGGCAAAGAAAGAATTGCGGTCTTTTAAATTTAAGTATTCACAGTTGAAAGAATTGGCCGTTGTCTTTTCGGCTATTGAGAATGTATAGCTCAGGTTCGTCGTGTTCCGGTTAGTTTCGTCACGTCAGTTAAGTCGGGATAAGGTGCGTTTGGGTAAGTTTGATTGCGTCTTGTCAGTCAAGTTGAGTTTTGCTCAGTCGAGGCTAGTTATGTTGTGTTGCGTTGAGTCAGTCGGGTTCAGGTGGGCTATGTTCAGTTGCGTTTAGTTTGGTTATGTCAGTTGGGTCGGGCTATGTCCAGTTCCGTTGCGTTATGTTCTGTCAGTCACGTCGCGTTAGGTTCAGTTATGATGCGTTGAGTTCAGTTTTGTCAGTCAAGTCGGGATAAGTAGTGTTGTGTTTAGTTAAGTCAGTCAAGTTATGACATGTAGCGTTCAGTTGAGTTAAGTTGATTTATGTTCCGTCAGTTATGTCGGGTTAAGCTGAGTTGCGGTACGTTCCGTCGAGTCAGTTAAATTATAATTTTATTAAAGGGTTAGAAAGATGGCAAAGAAAAAAGCAGTAGAAACAAAAATCGTAGAGATTCACGCATTGAATCGCAAACAGTTAACCGTTAATATCGTTGGCGATACACCTTTATTCGTCCACCGGCTGCCTGCAAAGCTCAAGATCGAGTTTGAGGCAAGGAATATGGGTAAGGCAATGCCAAAGAACAAGGTCAGAGATAAGCAGGTTGAGTTCTGCGAATCCCTGTACTGGCTAGACAAGGCTGGCAATGAGATCGTTGCAAAGAAAGACGTTTCAAAGCATAAGTATTGGGGGTTCCCTGCGTCCGGCTTCAAGAAAGCAGCGATCAGTTCTTGCCGTGCATTCAAAAGTATTAAGATGACAGAAATGCGAGGAGCTTTCCATGTAAACGGTCGATATGTAATGATCGAGGGATCGCCGAGAATCCAGCAAGAGCAGGGATGTGACGGTATCTGGGTTCGCGAAGGCGGCAAAGGACCTGGAACCGGAACGCCAAATATCCGGTATCGTGCGGAATATCCTGAATGGTCTGCAAAGCTCAATATTACTTACAATGGTAATATGATTACAGCAGAGCAGATATTCAACCTCTTTAATACTGCCGGGTTCAGTGTTGGAGTTGGCGAGGATCGTCCAGATAAGAGCGGTGGGACCGGTGGAATGTTCCATGTAGAATAAGTTCTAACCCCGTTAAGCTCCTGCGGATCGTTTCCGTGGGGGCATCTTTTATCTCAGGTCTTGAAATAAAATAAATTTAGTGCTTGACTTATATGCAGTTAGAGGTTATAGTTTAAATATTAGATCGCCCTAGAAGACGATGCCAGCTATAATAATACACATTCAAAAGATTCACAGCGAACTGTCTTCTAGGGCCTTCGCACGTGAATCTTTTTTTATGGAGTAAATTATGAACAATTCAAACCTTATTAAATGTTTCGTTTGCTTTCTCGACGGAAAGCCATGCGGCAATAATCAGAGATTATCAAGGACTAAAAAGAAACTACTCAAGAAGGCTATATCGCTATTAAGGTGCTTGCGTTCTAATTTTGAAATGTGGGAATACCCTTCGTCTTGCACTCCTTTTTCTGACTATAAATATTTCCTACCGTTTATAAAGAATATGAACTTTTACCATAAATACAAGGATGTTTACCTCAAAGTAATGCTCTACGCAAGCGATCACCTTGAGGAATTAGCATTCATTAAGCAAGAAAGTGGGTACTTATTGGCCTTTCCCTGGGAAGAAGACAATGGCCTTTATACGGTAGAGGGTTCCATGCCCTTGCAGTTCGGGTGCAACCCCGACGATGGAACATGGGCATACGGGGAAACTCGTTCGATTTGTGAACACTTCGGAGTCAATATTCTCACGACAAAAAATGAACGTGACTTCATAAAACAGATCGCAACTAAGGACTAACACATGCAAGGCTGGATAAAACTACATAGAAAGCTGATAGAATGCCACAAGGACGAATAATACTAAAGTCAATATGCCAAAGCAAGAAATTGTCGCAGCTTAAAAGCGATGGCGCAAGACTTTTGTACACTTGGTTGCTCCCAAACTTGGACATTCAAGGGTGTTTCTCTGGCGACGAATATGTAATCATGGGCCAGATATTCACAAGGCTCAAAAAAGCACCGGACGAAGTGACTGGATTCCTCCAAGACTTGCACGATTGCGGTTTAATTATCTGGTATGAAGCAGATGACGATAAATTTCTACATGTTCCTGATTTCGTTACCAAACAACCACGTCTAAACCCTATTAAAGAAGCTAAATCAACGATTCCGATGCCAACTCCCGACCTACTCCCGACTAACTCCCGACCTACTCCAGACTTACTCCCCCCAAAGCAAAGCGAAGCAAAGGAAAGCAAAGCAAAGGAAAGTAAAGTTAAAGCGAAGGACGTTTCGTTTGAATCTAAAGATTCTTGTTCTTCGGTCGCCTCGCTCGAACTCAACTTCTACGATGGAGCGTGTGAGATATTCAAGATCAAAAAGCCCGCTGACCATACAACACTGCGAAACGTAGCAGAGTTTTTAGGAAAGAAATACGAGTTTGATGATAAGATTTTCAAGAAAGTACAGAAAGTTGCAATAGAAAGCGTTGGCGGTAATGTTCCAATAGCTCTTTTCATGAGCAGGATGAAATCAGAATTTGATTATCGGAAACCAGAATAATGCCTATCAAAAAAACAGTTTACGGATGCAAATTTAAGTGTGGTCAACGATGGAAGCCCAATAAATCCTTCATCTCGGAACACGAAAAGCACTGCTTTAGCAATATAGACAGGGTTCCTTATGATGGAGAATTAACGTACTTTAAACAGACAGGCAAAATAGTTGATTACGGATATGACGACAGCATTAATATGACTTGGTACGAGTGGAACGACCACGACGAAATGCCGAAGTGGTGGCCGGGCGAAGGCAAGATATATATATCAGGCAAATGGTTTGACGTTAAGGGCTATGAATGCAAGGTGATTGAGGGCGCTCATGGTTGTGCTGGCGGTGCTGGATGTGAGGATATTTGGCCTGCCAACTTGCACAAAATGACAACTACGGCTCGACTTATGTGGTGGTTTGGCTACGAGCAACCACTTGTCGGGCCTCCTGAGCCTGGAGGGATTCCGTTTTGACCTTAACTGACTTTAAAGCCAAATATTCCAGCGACCTCCGCAATCACACTGTCGCAGCCCTGAAGGGCAATGCTGCTTTCATGGCCCTATGTGTCGAATCTCAAGAGATAAGGGACTACGTGCTACGTGAGCGGTCTGATATGAAGCGTGAAGACAATCCCTACAAGGTTACGTTCAAAAAACAAGAAAAGTTCGTGCCGGTAATTATCAAGGAACCGGAGCCAGTAAAAGCAGTTAAGCCGGAAGCCGTGAGCGATTCGCCGACAATAGCCGAGCTAATCAAGGATATACATAAATATCGCAAGACAAAGGGATTTAAACGCACTGGTATGTGCTAAGACTGAAAGGGAATTGAAATGAAAACAATAACAAGCCAGCAAGACGGTAGCCCAAACCAGCGAATACCGAAGCTTGATAAAATTATTGAATTAGACAGAATGGTTATGGACGTCAGAGACGATTTCAGGCGTGGCGTTAAAAGACCCTGTAGGGTTCCGGTTAAAGTTTGGAAGTATATGCTCCTTAACAATCAAGACTTCATAGTTATTGAAGGTAAAAACATGAGACTAAAAGCGGTGAGCCTCGGCGTTGGTGTACTTAACCTGACTATAAAAGAATTGAAATGAGATTAAGACTGAACAAAGGTAGAGATAAGAACATGTATAACCTTGTGGATGGAACTATAGAAAGGGATCAGGATGGACGGCAGGACTAAAAACCGATTGATTAAAGTACTAGAATTGTCTAAACGTGGCGTAGGCGGCGAAAAGGATAATGCAGATCGAATCTTACAGGCCGCTCTCATAGAACACGGCATCACTATTGACGACATCAAGAAAGAAGAACAAGAGCTTATTGCTCTGTCTTATCACTCAGGGAACAAAGCAGACGAAAGGCTTTTAGTTCAAATAATAATCCACGTTGCCGATAGGTACGATATATTAAGCAGAAAAGAAGGAAAAAAAACTTGGTTCAAGCTGACTAATCTTGAGCATATAGAGGTCGAAGCGATGTATAAATACTACCGCAAGCTTTTGAAAAAAGAACAAGACCTCCTACTTACAGCTTTCATTCACAAGCATAATATTTTCCCTGCAACAGCCCAAAGCAACAGGGCGGGCGATCAAGAGACGAGCATGGAGGATCAATTGAATATGATGCAGTTGATGGGAGGTCTTAGAAGCGGAAATTTCACGTCAACCAAAAAAAGGCTAAACTAAATATGGGCGTATAACCCTTGCCGATGGCGTGATAGATGTTGACTAAACTTTAAACGGAGAATGAACAATGGTAACAGTAGAACAGATATTAGCGGCAGAGGGCGTGGAGCTGAGTAGGTTGATTGGTGAGGTGTTAGGCGATAAGCCGTGGCGTCACGAAATGAACGTCCTTAATCGTTGCGTTAAGTGCAAACGGGCATTTAGTAGCCCAGACCGCGAGCCAATACATTGTGTATGTCCAGACCCCATTCCTCTCACCTGGGATAACGCAATGTTTTGGCGCGACTGGGCTTGTGACAAGATTGGGCCGAAAGAATTTAAAGATGCACTGTATTCGGTATTCATAAGGCTCGATCCATGTTCGTCTTCGGTAGTGGGTTTCACTCAATGGGTCGTATCGCCAGAATGCAAACCAGAATATTATTTACAAGCCGCAGCAATAGCGAAACTTAACTCTGAAAAGGGGAACGCAAGTGATAAAAATAACAATTCCAGGTAAGCCGAAAGTATTGAAACGCCACAGAGACGGCAAGCGTGGAAAGTACGATCCGTCTAAGGACGATAAGCGAGTCTTTGCGATCCATTGCAACCAGCACAGGCCGAAAGAACCGTTTGATTTTCCGTTACATGTTTTGTTGCAGTTTCATTTTGACAACCACCAACACGAGGGCGATGTTGATAATTATATTAAATTTGTCTTCGATGCTTTAAATGGTATATTCTGGAAAGATGACAAATGGATTTACTGGGTTACTGCTGTTAAGGTTTACAAAGGTAATCCGAGAACAGAAATCGTCATAAAAGAAGCTGAATAGATAATTTTAATTTTAAGGAGTATATAATGGCAAAGATTAGCGACGGAACAGTCTACGATTGGCGATACGCTGGAATAAAAAGAGGCGACACGTTACTCTGCGTTGGCAATTCCAAGATGAGTAAAAGAATACAGAAGTTCCAGAAATACACCGGAGCAGAAGGCGTTTCGTGGCAGGTAAGTCATGTAGCTAAAGTCATAGAATACGACTCATTCAGTGCTGATCCTCGATTACAAGTGTACGAATCAACCTCATTAAATAAATGGGCTGGCAAATCTGGCGTCCAAGTTAATCCGTTCGAGGAATGGCTTGCTAGTTATGACGGAATGGTATTCTTGAGGAAGTGGAATTTCGACCGAACGACAATCTATTTACATGAAGATGATTTGTTTATATCGAAGCATGCAGACCTAGGGTACGAGAACGGCATACCAGGAGGCGTAGAGTTGCTCTTGTGTGGACTGAGGCTTCACAGGTTCATAAGGTGGGCATTCCCCGATTACACGCCGACATTCACCTCTGAACCGCATTGTACCGAACTTATAGGCGAGAACAAGCAGTGTCACTCTCAATTGGCCATGCGAGCAGTCATAAACCGACTACCACCGTGGATGTGGTGGGCAGTGATCGATTCAATAACAAACGTCCCAGTAGGGAAGCCAATAAGATTGAAGTAAACCGATAAATAAGGAGCGGTAACATGGGCATGGACAAAGCAATAGAGAGCGGCAAGGAAAAGCGAAAGAAGTATTACGGTGCTAAGTCATCCGATTCTACATGCAATAATCACGGTTCTTGTCGGGCAAGCAGAGAGAACCGGCAGCACAAAAACCGTAAACGTAAATTAACCGCAGATGATCAATTGAAAAACACTTGACTTTCAGGAAATATATGTTATAGTTTGGATAGCTAGGGTATGCAACCCGAAAAGGCGGACACCTGAACCGCCCTGCTATTCAACTTATTTCAGGATAACTATTACAGGAATAGTATTATGAAACAAATCAAGTTAACACAAGGGAAGTTCGCATTAGTCGATGACGAAGACTATAAAGAACTGACGAAACACAAATGGTACGCTCATAGGAATAAAAGTACGTTTTATCCTAGAAGGAGCCTGCCCTATGTGGACGGAATACAACAGAAACAGTATCTTCATGTATTTCTTCTTGGTAGTTCGCCCAATAAAGAGATAGACCATAGAGATGGAAATGGACTTAACAACCAAAGGAACAACCTCCGTATGTGCACCCAATCTCAAAACTCAATGAATAGGCACGGCAGTCACGGTAAATGTAAATTCAAAGGTGTTTCATGGTATGAAGGCCCCAAAAGATGGAGATCGCAAATTGCAGTAGGAGGAAAACGTGAATATTTAGGGATCTTCTTTTGTGCAGTTAAAGCCGCAAAAGCATATGACAAAGCAGCTAAAGAATATTTTGGCGAGTTCGCAAACCTCAATTTTGAAGGAGATTAACCCAATGAGACAATCACTAAAGATAGCCCTCGTAATAGCATGGGTAGCCATTAGCGTGTTCCTGAATTACGGGTGCGTAAAATGGAAAGTCCCTGTATCAAACGGCAAGTACATAGTGCATGAGCGATGGTGGTCTGATGCGTCTGCGGACAAGGTTGACTTTTACTATAAAGACCCGAACATCACTGTGCTTATATCGGTCAACGATCCTAATGTCTCGGTTAATTCAGGCCGGCTTATTATCACTGAGCCACGCACCGGTATCAATGCAAGTTTTGAAGCTGGAAAGGGGAATCATCATGCCAGATAAAGACATACCGATAGGCAAACCAAAAGAAGGGGGCGAATACGCTATCGTATCGCCGGATGGGTTTTATTTAACGATAGAACCAGAAAAAGACGTTCTCGTAGGCGTTAAGGATCAGTTCGATCGTTACATAGAGATTTGCGGTAACTCTAAGATGGACGTCAGTCAGTGGATGACTCGTGAGGATTTCTTGATTTTCTGTGCCTGTGTTGGATTCGACAAGCAGACCGAAACATTGAGCGACATCTTTAATCAGGCCATTGTGGACGGATGCCTAGCGGCGGCTGAATTTAATGATAAAATGGAAAAGATAATTAACGAGAAAGGTTAGGCTTATGTTGACATTTATAATGGTAGTTTGTTTGTTGTCGGGTGGGATATTGATCGGGCTTAGTTGGCGTGGGTTGCCGTTGCTGATTAAGATTTCAGGACTAAGAGATCATGTTGAATACCAAAAGAAGATCGCTCTTGGCTACGCAACCAGGGTCAACGATCTTGAAACAGAACTCAATCAGCGTAAACTTGATATGAAGGCATAAGCAAATGAGCGATACTAAACTAAAATTAGCCAAAGACACAATCCAGAAGCTTGTCGAAACCTTAGAAAAGCCGGTGACTGAATTGAATCATGTTGAAAAGCTGGCGGTTATAGAGGCTGCGAAGGTTGTCCATGAAACACTGTGAGCCACAATACAAAGTCTTAGAAGTCAGAACATACATTTCCCACTACTGCCATTCCTGTAGGTGTGAATGGTACTCAGAAGTGAAAGCGAAAGTATGTCGTCTGTGCAAGAAAAGCGAGAACTTATCAACAGGAACTAAAAAACCAAAGGAGATTAAATGTCACACAAGACAAAGCAAATTAAGATGAAGCGAAACGTTGGCGATGTATGCACAGTTTCGCAGGTAGGGGAATTTTACGTTCGCAGGAACTTTGAACCGCAGAAATGCCTTGACAAAAATAGGGTCAAGGGTCGGAGGTCGGCATTATGATTGAGCAAAAGAAAACCCCTGCGAGCAGAAAAACATGGAGAACTCGCAGGAGGAAAGCAGAAAAGTAAAACAATGGTTCGTTATTTCTTTTTCTTGGTAGCAGTTCGCTTTTTGCGAGTCGCACTTCTTTTTTTCTTGGTTGCTTTTTTATGAGCCATAATAAACCTCCTAATCTATTTTTTCTATTGTTCTTAAATATGCGTTTAGTTCCGATATTGTTTTCTGCTGTGCTGCCCTAAACTTCATGTCTTCTGACCTTTGCTCTCGGAGCAGTTTAGCGTCTTCGCTCCTTTGTTCTCTGAGCAACTTCATATCTTCCGACCTCTGCGACTTCATTTCTCGTTGACCGATAAGTATTGCTTCCTGATCTTTCGTTAAGGAAATCTGAGTCTTTTCGATGCTTGTTTGGCGTTCAATTATACCGGTCAATCCGCTCTCAACTTTAGTCAGGCGGGTTTCATGTGAGCCTACTATTGAGTAATGATTCGCCTCTGCTTTGGCTTCAGCCCCACCCCTGTCACTCCAGAACGCACCGAATCCGACAACTGCTATTACAAGCATTATCGTTGCCGCCAACCCTTTACTTATTCCGATCTCTGGTTTTGCTTCCTTCGCCATGCTGTTTCTCCTTAAGTGTTATTTCTTATTATCAGTTTTTTCTTTAAGCTTCTTTAGTTTGTCGATTATCCTACCAGGAACAAGGTCGCTTGTCAGTAATCCAGAGTCGCTTAACTCGATTATCTTATCAGTCAGAGCCTTACCTTTCAACCCTTTCATTTCCCGAGCAACAGCCTCAGACTTAGCGACCTCTCTGCTTGTGTCGATAACCTCAGTGATACCCTTTGCCTTTTGTTCGTCACTCAATCTCTGGTAGCCTTTATTGGCCACGATAACAGTAAGGTTGTCTTTGGTAATCTGGCCGGTCCGTTTCCATAGTTCCGTATTTTCTTCTGGTGTCAGTGCTTCGTAGCCGTCTCTATTTCCCATCAATGACGGCGTTGCTCTGAATCCAGCATCAAACAATCTTCTAAGTTCCTTGACGACAGGAGTTGCAATGTCCTTCGCTGGTCTTGTCGGGTCGATCATTATCTCAATTGGATTTGCAGTTACTTTTCTTTCTTCGCCGAGAACGGTTATTTGCGGCTCAAGCGTTTGCCTCAGTCCCGGTATTTTTGCTTTGACTCTCGCGGCGATAGTTCCGGTTCTTCTTTCGAGCGGATCCGTTGCCCTTGCTACGTCCCCGACTATTGTGGGGATCACTGACGACACAAGCCCTCTTGCTAATCTTGGGCCTGATCGCTCAGGATCTTGTAGTGCGGACGTGAATTGATTGACGCCCTGTAAGAATGTCTGCTCAGTAAACGATTTTCCGCTGCCAAGTATCGCCGTTGTCATCGCCTCTGATGGACTGCCGGAATCCTGGAACGCTCTTTTGAAGTGACCGCCAACTATGAGAAGGTTTCCAGCCGGGCCGAATGATTGAATAGTTCTCCATTTACCATCGACTTTTATGGAGTTCGCTTTCCGTCCTTCGATCTTCCAGAGTTCACGCTCCTTCTCGGTCTTTGGATAGTCCAGCGTCAACATACCTGCTTCCCACAAAGCCGCACCGATCACCAGTGGTATTGCCCCGACTATTGATTTACCTAAGCCTGTAACGAAATCCCTTTGGTCGAATTTACCCTTGCCGATATTATCTATGATTGTTTTGACCGCGCCAACTGGCGAGTAGTTCACTATCTGCATTGCAACTGCTGAAGGTGTTCGACCGAACGGCACAACGATTTCCCCAATACCTCCGCCAAGCTCCTGGATCCCCTTTGCTAGATCGCCTAATTTTGTTTTGTTCTGGAATACCGCACCTTCGGCATCCTTAGAGGCATTCTTAATCATATCCTCTGTGGGATTCTGCATCAGGTTATCAATAAAGGTTTGTGCTTTCTTGCCCTTAAGACCCTCGTTTATTGCGGCGACTTTGGCCTGCTCATATAATGACATTGTTTTTGCTGCATAATAGAACGGCTGGTCTTCAGCTCCAAGCAACCGGAAAACGCTATCCGTGTAAAGCTGCAATGCACGAGCAAGTCTACCTTTACCCATATTGACCCGCTTATAATCCAGCTTCGTCCCGATATTTCTCTCGTCATATCCCGTTGTGAGATAATCAAACCCACGCTTAGTACCTTGAACAGTTCCTTTCCCAAGACCCTGAATGCTCACTGTGACGGTTCTTTTCCCTGTGCCGATAGATATTGCTTTGTCAACTATGGTCGCTGGAATCTTTGCCGCTATCTCTGTTGTGACATTTGCGGCGGTACTCATTATATTCAGTCCCGATGTTTTTAAGCCAGTCAATAACCCAGCCTTCCAAATGGTCGTAAGCTTCTTAAATAGCGGAGTTGGAACAAGGTCTGCTATGAAGTTCTGTAATTTCTGGAACCGTTTAGCTTTGTCTTCGCCCGGTGGCATTGCTTCTATTGCGGCCATTTCTTCAAGTATAAATTCAGTTTGCTTAGGCGTAAGTTCTGGTATTTTCTTTTTCAATCCGAATTTGCCTCCGCCGGTCTTTTCAATGTCCTCGTTAAACTTCTGGATTTCCCTCGCCGCAAACCTTACTTGCCCTTCAGGGGTTAGCCTGGTCAGTATGATTGCAGCCTGAACCGTCCTGCCTGCCTCTGTGAGCTTGGCAGCTATGTCGCTGGCGATTGTTGCGGCCTTATCATAAAACGCGTCCTTCGCTACCTGGTCGGTTGCGAGTTGAGCCTGTTCGTTGTAATACTTCAAGAGTTCCGATGCGGTCGCTACCGATTTGTCACTATCACCTTTTGACGCAAGAGCTTCGGCTTTCTTAATATCATCAGCAACCAGGTTCTTTGCCTTGATGGAAAGTTCGTCGGTGCTGCGCGGGATATAAGTCCCTTCGACTCTGAGTTCCGGCAATGCTGTTTTGATGCTGGATATAAATCCTCGTTGCTTTATGGTTTCTTCGGCTTCTTTCTGCTTGGTGGTTACTCTGGGTTTCGTGGGTTTCTTTTTCGCTTTCGGTTTTGCCTGCTCGGGATTTACGTTGTCCCAAATACCCTTGAGGTGAGGCTTAACGCTTTCGCCGACAAGCTCGATCATCTTCTTAGACCACGCAGCGAACTTGCGAACGCCAGTCTCCACGAGATAACCGCCTACAATTGCCGCGTCCTTGATCTGTTGCGGGTCAAGTCCAGCTTTCAGTTTATCAATTGTACCAAGTCGCTTCAATGCTGCATCGAAAGCGTCTTTGGAGATTATGCGTTTTTCTTCTTTTTCTTCTGATTCTTCGCTGATCGTCGGTATGTTTGCTTGTTGGGCTTGGGTGAGATTTAATTTTCGCCCATCGAAAACGCCTGCCGTTTCAGTTCCCTTTTCAGTCTGTATCCACCCATCAAAACCTAACTCCTTAATCTTATCCTTAACGTCCAACTCAAACAGAACCCATGTATTGCTAGATTGCTGGTCGGCGAGTCCAAAAAATTCTTCCTTAGTAGTCTCGAATTTGCCACCAGCAAAACTTGTTGTATTAAACGTATCGGGGAGAATGTCCGACAATTGCTTCTTGTGTTCAGGGTTATTTATATCGAACAGATTCAAATCCGCTTCGACCTCTTGGACTGTAGGCTCAAAACCTGTTTCCGTTTCATGCCGATTTATCAAATTGTCAGTCTGTTCGTCGGCTATATTCTCCGCGAAATTCTTATCTTTAGTGACAAATACAACACCCTCTTTGAACTCTACAACCCCACCCTCTGTGCCTGAGCCGTGGAAGAACTTTTGCTTTCCTTTTTGCTGTATTTTCTTGTTGTCAACCTGAACAGCAGCTTCAACTTTATCAAGCTCAGAAGGCCCAATATCCGAAGCAACATCGGGGACTTTGCTGGATATGCGGGTTAATCGCTCGGCTTCTTCCGGAGTTTCGCCCTCGCTTACAAGGAAATCAACAGATGCCTGTTCTTCTTCGGTTAATGGTTCTATTGCGTCAGTCAGCTTGTCTTCCTGTATGACAAGTTCGTCCTCAGCTTCATCCTCAACAGCCTCAACAGTGACGGTATTGTCAGCAAGATCAGTCGTAATTGTAACGTCAACACCCTCACGCAAGGCAACCTCGGCGGCTTTTTCGGCGTAACCCTTGGCATCTTCGGCATTATCAAACGGCACTTCCCCGACTTCAATAGCTTGGTTAAGTTGCTCGGCTTCGGTCGGAACCGATATACCTTTAGTTAGAGAAACGCCCATAGTCATACCACGGCGAACGCTTGCAGGGGCCAATAATGTCACAAGTTCTGAGCCTAAGTTCTCAGGCTGGAAGTCTTCTTTTATTCCCTCCCAGATACGTTCTCCGAATTTCCCCTTGCGATCCGACACTCCTGTAGCTTCACGAAGTATCGTTCCGACTCGCTCCTCGCCCATCTCGCCCAAAATGGAGGAATATCCAGCCTTTGCCAGCACTTTAGATGTGAAGTCGTCTGCTGAGCCTCCTGTGAGCTTCATCCAATCTGATTGCAAAGTGGCAATAAACTTCTTCCCAAACGGTAATTTAGCTAATAATGCACCACCGCCCTTTGTCAATAGCCCGCCAGTTTCCTCAGAGAAGGATTCAATAACAACATCGCCCCACGCTTTTGCAAGACTTGTCGCCCATCCTTCTTTACCAGCGACACCCAGAGCAATCAACTCCTGACGGTTGACAGCCTTTTCGCCAACCCTCGGCAATAGGCCAGTTGAAGTCCTGACTACTGCACCAGTGGTTAATCCAGCCGCTTTAATCGCAGTCTTACCAATAGCGGTCTTGACATACTTGCCGAGAAGCTTTTCGCCAGCCTTCTTTGCTGCCTTATCTCCAAGCTTGGCCAATCCGCCAGTTGCGGCAAATTCGATCATCCATGTTGGGAGTTGAGAAAGTCCAGCAGCTACCTTGCCGCCGAAAGTTCGCTTCCTCTGCTGTTGCTCTAAATCCTTTATGACAGAAGCTATGAATTTCAGATCATCCTCACGGTTGGCGTCTGAAGGCTTCGCCACCTCACCGGGCCTCCGCCCATCTCTCGGCAGTCCTAAGTTGCCCAACGGACGAGATCGGATCATCCTATCTCTGAAATTATTGAACTTTTCATAATCAAACGATGGATCTGCAACTCTATTTGCTACTTCGATAGTAGCGACTGATTCTAATGCACCGATTATCCCGCCTGTTATAGGTATTTTGGTTATAGCGTTGACGCCTGTCCATTGATTTATGAATTCCTCACTAAAGCCAACTCTGTTATCAGGCGGAGGCGATTGAGGGAATGGATCAGTAGGGTCATCATCGGCCTGCGGATAGAAATACATATTCGCTTGCTCTAGCGGTATCTCGTCATCTACGGAAGTGTCCCAGACCATACCGGCTCGCTCGAACGCAACTTCTTCGTCCAGTGGTTCTACTATTGGTTGAGGTGGATTTTTTTCACTTGAAACATCAGGATCGAGAACAAACCCTTCAGGTGGGCTTATCTGTTTATCAAGCACAAATCCCTCTGGAGGACTTAAGGTACCGGCTGCCATGTCTTGCCTCCATCAGTTGATTGTACTCGTTCGTTTGTGTTCGGGTTAGTTGCTGTTATTGTCTTCTGTGTTCCCTTAGTTCTCTTCCCGGCATCTATCTGGCCTTGTTCTGCGGGCGTCTCACTTTTCAGCGTCCTTGCACGAGCTTCGGCAATACCTCTCTGTATGTCCTGACGGCTCTTATTCCAGTATACATGCTTCAATGATTCGCTGAATTGGAAGAAGTCCTTGCCGA